GGCAAAACTTCGGGGGCTCTGGAAAGAAAGAGTCCATGGTTAGGGCTGGAAGCAGGTGGGTGTCCAATAGGTATTGGTTGTTGTTGTTGTTGTTGTTGTTGTTGTTGTTCACCGCGGTGAAGCGCAGCAAGCGCATTCATTGCTTCAAGATACTCGCCTTCAGTAATTTTGTCTTGGTTGTCATCAATGACGCGCATAAGTGTAGCCAGTTTCGGATTAACGTTCATATCGTTCGTATTTTTTGCACGGTTTACTATAAGAAGCGCAATGTGAAAAGTAAATCAATTTATTATATTTATTCAAATACTTTTGCAGTATACATTGAAATTGTTTTTATGATTTGTAATTGTAACGGTGTGTGGGTGGGGTGGGGTCATCCAGCCGCGTGGGGTCATCCAGCCGCGTTGTAAAGAGTATTTAAAGGCGGTCGCCATCTATCTACTATCAGCTTTCGAGCAAACAACAATGAGTCACATCATCGATTTCACCGAAGCCGAGCACATGAAAAACACAACGAAATGATAGAAGAACTGCGTGTACTATGATACAATGCTTGCTATGCTACAATAAATAAACAACAAATAAGATTGTTTCGAAGCGACATTCGTTCGTTGATAAAAAAATGAGGTGTTTACTTGCCTCTTTTTTTTTAATTTTTTTACTCATTTAATTTACGTTTCATAATTCGTTTGGCGACCTTGGACAGCGGCATTTCATCGTCGTCTTCGCGTTCTGGTTCTGGTTGTTCGAGTCGAGCGCATGCATGGCGTCCGATAAACAAGTCTTCGAGTTTCTTGGCATCAGCTTTGAATGCAAATACGAACCGTTCTTTTGTGATTTTGAAGTTGCCAGTGTAACTCTTGGGCTTGTCATGTTCCGTCTTGCACCGTTCAATGAACCGGCCATTTTCAGTGAAGTGTGCATTGAACGTTTCGCCTTTTTGGTTCGTGTAGGTTTCAATCTTGCTCCAAACTCCAACATCGGCAGAACATACATTTTCCTTCCACGTGTCAACTTTAGTTACAAGATTCCATACATGTTCTTCCGTAAGAACACCGGCAACAGCGAGTTTGCAGGTTTCAACATTCATTTTCATGTATGCACCTTGCCAAATTTCGCTGCTGTTTCGGTACCTGATGATTTGTCGTTTAAGACCGCGTTCAATAACACTGTTGTCTACAGCAGCATTCTTCGGCGAGGCGTTTTGCATCATTGGTTTTCCAACTTCCATTGTAATCGAGTCACTGATATAAACATAAAAGTAATTGAAAAAACAAATCAATTTTTTATTACCATAACTCCTAATGACATTTTATATGAAAAAAGGTGTTAGAATACACAACAACATGCAGTTACTTACCTTACTTACCTTACTTACCTTACTTACCCATTCACTTTTCTATATTTTTCCTACCGAACAACACATTCCATTCACCAAATGTCTTTTGCTTCTCACACATCCATACTCTTCCATTCTTTCTTCAATCTTCTTCACATGTCTTTCATCAAACCACATCTTCACATACACACGACCACACATATACCCCACCAACCTTCCAATCCCAAACATCACATCACTCACCTCATCCTTAAATTCTTCCCAACTTCCAGCCTCAAACACCTCTACTACTTCATCCCAAATCTCTTTCATTCTCAATCCAAATTCACCTTCATCATTCCTCAAACATCCACAATACTTCATTTATCCAATTTCTTATAAACACTGCTTATACATAAAAAGTAATTGAAAAAAACAAATCAATTTTTTATCACCATGCCTCATTACACAATATCATACTCATTTCCCCATATGTCACTCATTTCCTCATATGTCACTCATTTCCCCATATGTCACTCATTTCCCATTTCAGGGTTTAGGGTTTACAAGGGTTTACAAGGGTTTAGGGTTTAGGGTTTAGGGTTTAGGGTTTAGGGTTTACAAGGGTTTAGGGTTTAGGGTTTAGGGTTTAGGGTTTAGGGTCCACATAATACCGCGCCAAAAACCAAAAACGCCAACAACCAAAAACGCCAAACAGGCATAGGTACAAATGCAACCTAACCAAATAGAATAAAAAAATTGACTACAAATACTAAATACTTTTGTCATCACATCATAATCGCAGAACACCGCCATGTTAAAACGCGTGCAACATTACAATACAGATATTGGAAACTGGAAGGAACCCGGTACGATAAATTTGAAAGGAACTATCCCATACCCACTGACCATCGGTCTGGACCAAATTGTCTTGACTGCTTCAAGAATGCGAGCGGCAGTCATTATTCGAACAACGTATCAGTCGCCCCAAAAACCCGGCTCATGGTACATAAAGGGTACCAGTACAAGGCACAACCCAGCCTTGAACATATGGATGCAAACAGACAACCGTCAAGTAACGCACAGTGAACTCCAGGCCGTATGTGAACGAAACCAAGAACGTGGCTGGAAGAGTTGCAGAGACTGCTACTTACTGGAATACGAGTGAGCAGTAGAGCAGTAAGTGAAGCAATCAACACTTTTTTTTAGGTTTGATGTAAAATATAATGTTTTAATAGTTTAATTGCTATGAATATTAAAACAATGAAACGAAAAAGAACGGCGTACAGTCGCCATCGTGACCGCCGACAAAAAACTCGAAACCGTGGTGGCGCAAAGGGACGGGCCGTAACCGCGGCACTTTCAACAGTGAAAACGGGCGCCATCGGAGTTGCAGACGCGTTTGCGTTTGGGCAACTGGGCGCTTTAGAACGTACGCGTGCAAACGACGACGCTTTAAGCAGCTTGAAGGCTGATGTAAAGTACGTGCTTGTTTCGATTGAAAATTGTAACCGGTTGCTGGACTACATGTACCGAAAAAAAATAAAGTGTGTAAAAAAATCACCGCAAGGCAAGGTACTGGTGAACCGTCTGGTCTGCAATCCCCAACTAGAGAGTCAGTTACGAGAGTTAATGCGTGACCTTTTGGACCAGTTGAATGCGCTAAAAGACGTCGACCCCGAACTAGGCGCTATTATAGCGAGTGAAACCGACCGGTTGCACAAAATGAACGATACGCGCTATGCGGAAGTTATTAAATTAACTACGAGACGCACGACGTCTCGCGGACACGAACCAGCCCGTGCCGGAGAAGCTCCAAATCCGGTTGCAGCCTCCGATGCAATGCCCTCCGATGCAATGCCCTCCGATGCACTAGCCATGCAACAAGTGCAACAAGCGCAAATCGAACTGGAGAATTTAAAACAAGCCGTCGAGCTAGCGAGGGTACTGATGAATGAACACTCAACGCGGGGCGCCCCTCCTCCACCGCTTGTAAAAGTTACTGAGTCCAAGTCGATGTTTAGTGGTGCACGGCGAAAGAAGGTCCAAATAACGCTGTCTGAATATCTGGTTGCAACGTTCAAATATCCGAGCGGAACAAAGTGCGAAACGCTTCTACATGAATATATGACGCACTATGTGAATGAAGCCGCAACATCAAAACAAAAGTCGGATTTTGTACACCGATTGTTTGGTTGGTACGGCACCGAGTTGGTAAAAGCACAACAACCCCAACCCCAACAGTATAATCCAATGATTTTGTTATTTGACGAAAAAGGAAATAAAACGAACAACCATAAAGAACTGCTGTACCTGTTCTACACCTTTCTGGACCAGTTCGATGACCCCTCTACAGCAGCAGCCTCTACAGCAGCAGCAGCCGCCGCTTCAACCCCTGATGTGAAAGGTATGGCGATAAATAAAGTACTGGACCTGTTACGAACGTCAGAGACGCCGGCCGGCAAAGAAGACATAAACAACGTGTTGCAAGCAATCGTTCACCCAAAAATAATGGAGGAGCTGCTTACGTCAAAAGAAACGAACGTTCGCCGGATAATAGACATGCACGTGGGCGAAGGACATGACGAGCGGATGGTGGGGGCGCACATCCTTAAGAAAGCCGCAGTTGTGAAAAATAAAGTAATGACGCAACTCGACGTGGTAAACACGCGAGCCAACATGGTAAACGCGCGAGCCGACATTCAATCCACCATGCTGAACCTTAACACGGTTTACCAGAGCCTGCTGTTTCAAGTAATGATGGTAGTGAATGATGAGCCGCACACGATGTGTTCAAATGACCTCCTCCACGTCTTTGATTGAATATCAGTTTGAATATCAGTTTGCATAATATATATTTTTTCAAAAAAAAACAAACAACAATACCGTGAAAAAAAATATATATATATATATCCGTTCCGTTCCGTTAACTGTCAAAGCTGCTGTACTTCCAGTCAACGGTGCGCAAGACGTAGAGCTGGTCGCGCAAGTCGGCAAAGCGCACGCGCATGGCATCGTACCCGTACAGCTCGGTCTTTCGACCGTAGGGCTTCATGGCGCACAGTTCGGCCACGCTGAGCGCGTCCACGGTGTCGCAGCACATGGCGTACATCACCATGTCGCACGTGGGGCGCACGTTCATGCACCAAGCCAGGTAGTCCAGCACCTCGGAACTGCGGCGAAACGCCAGGCGCACGTCGGGATAAGCCGTTTTCCGCCCTGTCCGGGTCCCGGAAACAACCGAGCGCCGGCTGCCCTTGACGATGTAGCGGCGCTTACCCTCGTCATAATAAATGAACATGCGCCAGTCCGGGTTACCGGGTTCGGCGGTGTGTTCCTCCAAGTACAGCACCCCCTGGCAGCACACGTGCGTAGCCTCTGGCTCGGCCTCTGGCGGCTCGACCTCGACCTCGACCTTGACCTGAGCATCCGCATCCACCGCACGAGCTGTTGTGTTCAAGTTCAAGTTCAAGTCTACGAGTTGGGTACCGGCCACGCACGTGTTACCAGCACCGGCCGCAGCGTCTGGACAAGCATCGGCCGCATCCGTAACGCACCAGCCCTTGTCATACCAGCCGTAGTCGTGGTACGCGTCGTACTCTTTTATCCAGTCCAGGCCGCTCCAATCCTGAACCGGACCCGTTTCCGCCGGTTCAGTAGCAACATTGCGTTCCTCTTCTTCCACCCGTTCCACCCAAATGAGCTTGGCCTGCTTCTCGCCCTCGCTTTCAAAGCGCTTGCCAGTAGCGGTATGGCGCCACTCGCGCTTCCGCCAGTCGTACACGCAGCCCCATTCGCGTTCCCAAAACTCGCGAATGGCAGCGTCCTCTTCGCAGCCGTAGTCGCCGCTGAACCCACCCCCGTCCTCATAAAAGTCGACGGTGGCGTCCTCCATTTGAAGCATAACGTCCGAAAACGCGGCTTCGTCCAGGTCGTACCACGGCGTGTCGCGGTTCAGCCGTTCCAGCTTCCGGCTCACGCGCTCAATGCGACGACCCGAAACCGCATCGCATCGAACGTCCGCCGACGCGCCGTGCACGCGCCGCACAAAGCTCTTCCCGCGTCCTCTTGTTCCTGTTGAATTTGAATTTGAAATTGAAGCCATTATTTGTGTACAATATAAAAAATCTCTTGGTTTCGCTTTAAATAAGTTTAAATGAACATTTGAATTCATCATCATCATCATGAAATGAAATGATAAATTCAAACCATCCAGACCGTGTCTCACCATGTTTTGGTGAAATTTCCTTTTTCTTTCCAACCGCCAGTCTGGCTGTAACCACCACCAAAACTAATTGAAGAATTTTTTGAGTCTAACACTCCCGCGAACGGGGTTGGATTATAAACGGTAGTACGCATAATACGAAGAAAAGAATTACATAAAAGTATGTTTTACACCAGGGTTTCTTTTAGTTGATTTTCTACCACCAAACATTTTAGATGTTATTCTATTTTTCCATCCTACATACCCGCTTAATAATGCTTTATTATCTGATAATATATGTCTTTCATCCCTCTGATTCACTAATACACAAAATCTACTATAATCTCCTTGTAATCCATATTGTTTGAATTTTCGTAATGTAAAAATAATATCATCAGGATATTTGAATTTTATTTCTACGATATTATCATTAGACATAAAGGTATGAAACGCCGACGCTTGATAATCTCTTGCAAGAAAAACCATCGTTGCCCCTTCATTTTCTACTCCAACATATACCCTCTGACTCTGACTCATTATTCCTTATAATATATATAAACATTTTTATTATAAAATAAATAAATTATATTTTATTATAATGCCCACCACATGAAATTATAATATTTATAAATTATATTAGAAAAAATGAGCAAACAACTATCTCGACAAATTGATGCACTGATTGTGTCTTGTGCGCTTGGAATGGCTTGCGATGAAGCTGAACTGATGCGTTTAGCAACCGAATATCGACGCAAGTATAAATCTCCTTATGAATTAAATTACATGCATATGCGTTCTTTGGAAACCGATGCAGAAAAATCAATTGCTTTGAATCTTGAAGCCAAAATCAATGACATTGATGTTAATTACACGATGAAGCATTTTTACAATGAGCTGGGCCCAAACGGATACATTTTCAAAAAGAGAAGAAAGTCAACTAAACGAAATACATCGCCAAAGGGAACGCCAAAGACATCGCCAAAAGCATGTTCTCCAAAGACACGTCGTGGTTATTGCAATGTTCAAGGAGGAACCAAACGACGACGACGACATTAATGCAATATGCAATACATAGGTGTTTATGTGTTATGCAAAACACAACACATAATCACAAATTAATTACACCACCTTCATGTAATTTTCAGTCATCCGCTCCTTCTGCCGCTTTTAATCCAACCCGTTTTTTTACAACATGAAAAATATGTAAAACAAGAAAACAAAAACCTAAAAAATATCATCCATCCATCCACCTACCACCTATCCGCCTATCCCCTTACCCCACATACCCTGCCGGCAACGCGCCCGCCGCCTGCGCCTGCTGCCACGTGAAGTAGTTGGTGTCGCAGCCGTTGTGCACCACCGTGAACGGAAAGTGCTGCTTTGTGGCCGGGGTGGGCAAGCACTCGCGCCGCCCGATTCGTCCGCCCGCCAAGTACTCGCCCTGCGACACGGTGCGCACCGCGGGGTTCGGTTTAATCACGACCCGAATGCGCTTCAAGACGCGCGACGACGGTCCAACGCGCTGAGTGCACTCGCATTGGGCAGACCCGGGCACCGGCGGCACGGGCACTGTCGACTTCCCGCACCCGTCCACCAGCGCGTTGGGTGGTTTGAATGCCGCGGTCTTGGCACTGAGCGCCAAAATCCGTTCCAGTTGCGTGCGCCGTTTCACGTGGGCGGTGCCCATGTCCTTAACCCAAATGCGCGGATAGGTGCCGCCGCGAATCCAGCGGTACTTCAAGGCGCGCATGGACGCGTCCGACACGGTGGAACGTTTCACCACGCCCGGGTCGTTGATTCCCACGGCGGAACCCGAGTTTGAAACCAGGGACGTGTTGTAGCGGCCCTGGGTGGTGCCGTAGCCGCGAGGCAGCGCGCCGTGAAACGGGGTTCGGGTGGTCCCCCCCAGCAAGCGAAAGCCGGTGGAGTTGCGGAGCGTGCCGTTCAACGAAAAGCCGAGCCCCAGACGACGGTCAAGCGACGCGTCGGGCAAAGACGCCGCCGCGCTAATTTTCGCGTTGCGAAAGCGGTCCGACTTGCGTTTCAAAACCACTAAAGACATGCGTACTATATACTTATATACTTGATGTATTTTATTTATTGTAATTATTTTAATTATTTTATTGATTATTTAATTATTTGATTTGATTACCGTATGGTTCTCATCGTGTAAGTGGGACGTCCATTAATACCATCCCGTTCCGCACAGTATGCGCGAGCAGCATCGCGTGCGCTTATTCTGTT